CCGTGACCGTCAAGGTCGACCTGTCCGGCTTTGACGATGCGGAGGAGCGTTTTCGCATGTTGGCTGTTTTTCTCCAGAATGCAGTGAGCGCTTCGTACACTGGCATGATCGCACTGATGACAGGCGCAAAGTCAGGACGACGCTACAAGCTGCCAGGAACACAAACGATGTATCAAGCATCCGCGCCAGGACAAGCACCGGCTGTGGCTACTGGTAATCTTCGGACATCGATCACAATCGGTAAGGTCAACGACTACGAGTACATCATCAGCATCTCGGCGCCTTATGGCAAGATACTCGAGTTCAAGAAGAATCGTCCGTTCGCGATACCAGCATCGACGAAGGCATGGGCGGTGTTTACTGGCGTGATAAGGAAGTACTTCAATGGTTGAATCCTTAGTCGTGGATGAGTGGATCTATGACACACTCACAGCTGATGCAACGCTCCAGGGACTGCTGGCGGTGGACAACCGATCGCCATCCTACCAACAGGGCATCTATTTGTACCTCGCTCCTGAAAAGGACCCGATCAGCCTTCGACAGCCACAGGTTCCCTACATCGTCGTACGTCACACTGACGCTGGCCAGACTGACACGACATCGATGTGTGGTGGCCGCATAGTGACCACATCAAGCCATCAGGTGTGGTGCTGGGACACGCAGTCTGGTGCAGTCTCGATGGCGCGCATCAAGGCCATTGTAGACCGAATCGATACACTACTAAACCGACAGACAGTAAACTCGACGACTCCTGTCTTTTTCCTGAATCGCGCATCCGTCAGTTCATCTGTCGACGTGTCGCAGGATGGTCGCGTCGATAATGGCATCGCTCAGATTTACGTTGCCACAATAACACCAGAGGTATAACTATGGCCCGTCCGCTTCTCGCTAAAGATGTAACACTTACAATCACTTTCACCGCTGCCGCTTTGACTGGCGACACGACTGCACTTCCGACCACGACTGCGACTTCGGTTCAATGTCTAGCGAAGAGCTTCAGCACGACTGTCACGCAGAACATGGTCAATGCCACAGCTTTGTGCGCGACATTTGAAGCATCACTCCCAACGACACAGGCTGGCACTGTAAACCTCGAGCTGTACATCGACAACACCACTGGTCCTCTTTTCACAAGCAAACTTGGATTCGGTTGTGAGATCGATGTCGACCTTGATGGCGCAGCTTCCGTTGCTGGCAACGTGGTTAAGTATTTTGGTATGGTTACTGAAGCAGGGCTGTCCCTGACTCCGGAAGAAACACAGACCGAAACCGCGACCATCAAGCTTGGCGTGTCCGGAATCACTGGTCTGTCAGGATCATAACTTGAGTTCAATCTTTGACAATATTCCTAAATCAGAAGGTCGACCAAATCACGTAGTCGACATCGAGCGCTTTATCGGTGCGCCAGGCAGTTTCACATTTCGTGAACCGAAGGCATCCGACCTATTCCCTCGACCTGAAGTACAGAAGGCGTTGAAGATTGGATTCCCTGAGTTTCCTGACCAGATGCTCCAGATTTTGATGATCATGGCGCGCTGTTATGTGATTCAGCCTGGCGATGGTGAAATCAATCCCGGACGACGCTTCGCGCAGCTGGCCCGTGATCGCTCCGAAATATACCTCTATGTTGTCGGAGAGTTTGCCAAGGCATTCCCGATTGATATCGAAGCGGCGGTAGACGAAGTCCCAAACGACTAGGCGGGGTGGCGCAGAGGATTCTCTACACTTCGGTGAGGCATCTCAAGCGCCATCCCAGCGAGACAGATTTGACTCTGGATGAGTTCGCCGAAGTCGCATGGGCTGGTGAAGTCTGGGAAAATCAAATCGTTGAGATCGTCAAGGCCGTGATGTCGGTGCTGGCGAAAAGGACATTCTAATGGCGCTTGGCATTTTCGATATTGTTTTCAAAATTACAGGCGCCGGTGATGCTGTACAGTCGCTCAAGAACATCAAGACCGAAGCAAAGTCAACGGCTGACAGCCTGGACAAAACCAAAGACAGTACATCCGCTCTCGCAGGTCAGGTCAAAGGTCTACTCGTCGGTGGCGCAGTCATTGGATTCGCTAAAGGTGCACTTGATGCAGCTGCACAATATGACTCACTGACACGCGCTGTCGCGACCACTGTTACCACAACAGACGAACTCACAGCGCAGATGGGACGCCTCGAACAGATCGCAGCGCTTCCAGGCATTAACCTCGAACAATCCATTCGTGGATTTATAGGCCTTCGTTCGGTGAAGCTCACTGCTGGAGAAGCGGAATCAGCACTAAAGGGAATGGCGAACGCTATCGCTGCTACTGGTGGATCTGCTGAGACACTAGGTCAGATGACTAAAGGTCTGACCGACATGGCTGGCAAGGCAACTGTTTCACAAGAAGAAATAAATCAGTTGGTCGAAGCCAGTGCTGTCGCAGGAAATGCCATCGAGGCGGCGTTCGGAACACGAAGTGGTGAAGCGATCTCAAAGATGGGAATCACTGGTGCTCAAGCTGTCAGGAAGATTGCAATCGAACTCACTAAACTTCCGCAAGCATCATCAGGTATCCAGACTGCCATGGACAACATCGGTGATGCGACATACAGATTCAATGTGGCACTAGGTCAAATCATCGCATCGTTTCTGTCTGCATTCGGTCCAGACATCATCAAAAGCCTAGAAGTAGCAACCAATTTATTAAAGACTATGGCCACCCAAGGCAGTGCCTTAAACATAGTCATGAAGACCTTTATATTGTTAGGTGTAGCAGCGGTCCTCGTCGATGTTGCATCAAAGTTCTCCCTGGTGGCGAAGGCCATTATGGGTGCTGTCGCAGCCATGAAGGCATTGAATGTCGCGGTGATTATTGGTAAAGCAGCAGCAAACCCTGCACTAGCGGCTGCGGCTTTAGCAGCTGCTGCACTGGCAGGATTCGGTGCATATGCCTTATTTAATGAAATCGATAAGGCACAGCAGGTCGGTAAAACCACAGTCGAAGCCACAGGCAAGGCTGGTGAACTAACTCCTCCAGGCACGACAGGCATTGGTAAAGCAGCAGAAGCAGCTGCTGGTGCAGCAAAGTCAACCGAAGGCAAGGGCGGTGGTCTAATCAATACAATGATAGACATCGCAACGTATGCAGCCAAGATGCAGGCAGCATTTGTCGACATGGCGAAGTCTATGGAAGGTCATCTCTACGAGATCGCGAAGAACACCGGCTCCACTCGAGATCTGCTCGACCTTCGGAAGCAAACCTTCGGTGGTGGGCGCCTGGGCGCAATCGGTGTGACAGCTGCAGAACTCAATGCAGGCAACAATGCAACGAACCAGGGTGGTGTTGGCATCATCCCGCAGACACTTATTCCTGCTTCGACGGACCTCGAGCGCGCGATGCGGAAGATGATGATCCAGCAAGGGCGACAGAACCTGGTCACTGAAATGAGACGAATCTAGATGGCAACAAACTGGCCGCTAAAGGTCGAGGTCGATTGTCCCGAGCCACGTCCAGGCTTAGGGCGCGTGTGTGTTGGTGCCGACGGAACTTCATGGGACCGTGCAAACTCTACCGGCTGGTTTGACTCCGTGACAAATACCGCCATGCCAGCGCCATTGCCTGTCACTGAAGCGTGGTCTAGCAATTACAGCGGACTGTATGCAAGAGTGCCACGAAGCGCCTACACGCTCGTGACAGGGTCTGTCTGGAAGCAGATGGAGATCAATGCGGCGGGTGATTATTACCTGACAGCGACGACACTGGGCACTGCGAATGCGGAGTATGTCAAAACGACTGCGTCGTATGTTGCGAATCAAGGCTGGTACATAAGCGCGTACGTGCCGAACTGGGTCGACAAATCATCACTGCCATTCCTTCGAGTGCAGTGGGGCTATGGATCAGCATCGACAGTCGAGATGGTATTCCGTGGTGATGGCTCGTGTATCGTCTACAAGGACGGCATTCAGAAGGGCGTCTACGACCAAAGCGACACGAACAAGAATCCTGGTCGAGCTGTAACCACGGCCAGTGCTGTCGGTCAGCGTCAGGTCAGCCTGATGATCATCCCGCTGAAGCGTCGTGAGGTGCTCGTAACCTCGACCTTCGGTGCTAACTTCTGTCACACCTTCGAGGGTCTCAATGACGTCGAGGGAAACACTATCCTGCCGTCTGGTTCATTTGCCTGGAAGGTTCCATACGGTAGACCAACAGTCCAGATCGCTCCTGTCGCGTATGAGACCACCGGAATCTTTTACAGCAAAAACATCACGCTTCGATATCCGCCTCCGGTTGGTGCGACATTCGTCCCGCAGTTGTGGGGTGATGTCGTTGGGACATCCGCAGGGACTGTCACTACAGCCGTCGCTGTAACCGATGGTTTTTCTCCGTACACGCCAGATGGAATCATTCAGAATCTGCGAATCAAGGTGACCATCACAACTCCGAGTCCATACACGCAGACATATGGTGTCTCAGCAGCGATGGCAAGCAGCACACCAGCTGCGACATCAACATACAATGGTCCAGTCGACATCACGCAATACATCGATGATCTGGTCCTGTCTGTCGATGAGACTTCGCGTACCACGCTTAAGATGAGCGCCAGGCGTCAGAAGCTTCTCGATGCTGGCGTGGCACAACCGCAGATCACAGGTGACCGTCCCATTCGTGTAGCCCTCTCAAATAGTGCAGATCCAGCTGTCTACACCGACATCTTTCGCGGCACGTTGGCGCCTCCGCAAATCCAGTATGAGCAGGGTGATACATCACTAAAGTTCTCGACATTACAGTTTGAAGGACAGGATCGTTCACGAGACTTCGAGCTGTATTACTTCCAGGACGGAATCCTCTACGACGGGTACACCGCAGAAAACGCCATCGGTGACATGATGACCATGGCTGGCTATCCTCCGGCAACTTACCTGCTGTATAACGACGCGCTTGGAATCAATATTTCTCGCAGTCCAGACATCGCTCGCGGGTATTCAAACTTCGTCCCTCAGCGTGGTGACACGATCGCTTCGATGATTGGCAAACTTAAAACCGACTACGCCGCGACCTTCATCACGGGATGGTCTCCGACATCGAGTGGCTACAAATACCAGTGGTCGGCTCCTTTAGACCTCTCATCGGTCAGCGTCATGACTTTGTACCAGAGTGTCCCTGCCGCAGCTGCTGCTGGCGTCACTGCGGCTCTTCAACAGAAGCGTGTGGTCCGGAAGATGACTGGTCATTACGAGAGTCCAGAGTGCAATCAGATCACGGTCATCGGACAGGATCCGCGCAATGGCGACCTGATCTATTCCTATGAAGCTGACGATGCGAGTCAGACTGCTGGCACTGCTCCTGCGTCAAGGCCATACAACTGGCGAGGTCGACCGGTGCCATACATCCTCAGTGATCCGAGCATCACATCGAGTTCTGTGGCTTATGAGGCCATGCTTGTTCTCAAAGACCGACTCATGACAGGTCGAATCCTGATCGAGTGGGAGAGTGACTTTCTGGTCTTAAGCAACGACAATAGACCTTTATGGGTTCGTGACGTGGTGACCATCATGCAGCCTGACGGAGTGACCATCAAGGGTGTCTATCGCATCATCGCCATTCCTAGCATTGAGTTCGTTGTCGAGGCTGGCGTCCGACAGTTCCGTCGCGCGAAGTATCGTGGTCTATACCTCAATGACGGTGGCGAGTAGTGGCCTACATCGATGGGACACGTACATCGACGCTCACGATGTCGCACACGCAAAACGTCACGGAACGCCTTTGGAATACGTTCGCACTGCAACCGATGCAGCCAGACTACGACACGCATTACACTGACTTTACTTTTGGCGGACATTTAGGATTCCTTGGTTCGCTCGCGATTGCCACTAGTGTTAACTGTCCAGCACCTCTCGCAACCTGGACGTGGGAACTTCGTGCGAACCTGGCGGTCAATAACGGCCACGGTTCGACGAACACCGGATTCGTGATACTTGCATCAGGAACTGCCGCAGGGACGACACCATATGTCGATGTCAGCGTGACATGTGCTGGCACGTTTACGGCATCGGTATCGACAGACAAGCTGTGGGATGTCACTGAGACAGCCTACAGCTCGAGTGTGGCGCCGACTGTGTTTCCCCCACAGACTGCATACCGATGGTATGAGATGACCACAAGTGGAGCAACGGCTGCCTGTAGTCTTACCGCGAATGGTGGATCAGTCAGCGTGTCAGCAGCTGCGACATCTAGGCGAACAGCAGACTACACCGCGATCCTGAGTGCGAATGGATTCAGTTCCGGTGATGTTCGCCATGACTTCGCTGTTTCCTTGGTGAAGGTCAACACGGTTGCAGTGCATGACATCACGCATGCTCACACCTTCCACGCGCAGAGCGCCACGGAGTGGAGTCTCAGCGTTCTTGGCACGACAGGCGGAGGAGGTATCGTCGAGACTGCTGCGGCCACCATCAGCACGAGCTCGTGTCTAGATCGCAGTGTCGCTGTCATTGGTCGAACCAGGGCGTGGTCGACATCGTATCCAGACTCACTCACAGTGACCGTGACTGGCTTCGATGGTTCGTCCAGGGCAATAACTGGAACAGGCTCGATGTCGGGGTCAGACACGTTTGTGGACTACTCGACCACGACGGTCCTGACGGATCCGGACTACGGGTCGAACACTCTGACTACATCGCTCGATGATGTCCCGGCAAGCATTTCGTGTGCCATCACTGGCGCGTCACTTACAGCTGCCGGCGAGGCGAATACAGAGACGCGGTGCATGTTCCGTGGCTTCAGGTTCAATGGCTGGAGTCTGGCATATGCCACGACACGAAGCATTGCCGGAACAGGTAACGACAGACTCTTTGCACCATACGAAGGCATGAGCGGATATCGCTACCTCGACATCCAGATCAAGGCGCAAAGCGGGACAGGCGTGGCGGGGACGTTTGTCATAACGGACTTTCATGGCAACACGAAGACATGGAACGTCACAGCTGCGACTACGTCGTATCAGACAGTGACCATCGACCTGTGCAGTCCGGATGCGTGGTCAGTCTCCGCACTTCCACTCACCGATGGAAAGGACAATCCCTATCCGAGGAAGAATACCTCTAGCAGTTCCTACGCTGGCTCAGAGAGCGTCGACTCGGCTTATTTCGGTGTTACGTCATGCCAGCGTCTACGCATCGCTACAGGGGCGATTGACCTCGGCACGACGACTCTTAAGCAGGACACGGTCAACGGCTTCACGAATAGTCACTATGTTCCGAGTGGTCTTGGATACGAAAACGAACGCATCACACCGGCCATCGTCGCCGAAGTCGACACGACCACTTATTACTATTCACGCCGCTTCTGGCAACAGAAGAACGACGGTCGTGATGAAGAAGAGAGCGACTATCGATGGCAAAAGACCGTCGGTGGCTCGACAGGCGTCACGAGCTACAGTGTCACACCGCTGACTATCGTGGACCTTGTCGGACAAATCAATACCTCCGATGATTCGATTGTCCGGCATCCTGGCTGGACCGCGACCAACAGCGTCGCGTATCCTGGAAGTGGTACGTGTAGCGTCTCACAGCCTCCAATGAGAGACTGTTTCCTGAATGGCGGCACTGGTATCTCGACGTGGCTTTATGGCGGTGGAATCCTCGCAACACCTAACGCCACAACCGGGACAGACTTCGCTTATGGATTCGAGATCGCCACCGGCACCATCACAGCACAGACGCTGTTCGATTCGATAAACGGCGACTTTATTCCCGATCTGTATGACCCGTTCGATGTCAATGGTGGCACGGACGCAGCTCTCTACCTGCCATTCGGTGCCATCCTTCGTGGTCCAGCACACGGGATTGTCCTGGACACATCTGGAGACCCGGCGACATCTGGGACCGTGACGCTTCAGCTCTCGAGTGACTCATCATCTCGAGGCACTGACACGAGCTTCGACGCGCTCGGCAACTACCAGACAGGCACTCCATTCGGTCTAGGCAAAGCGAATCATTCCATCATCGAAGGTCTGAACAGCGTCGGTGTCAATCCGATGTATTCGGCGAAGCGACAGAGAGCGGTGTTCCGGACCGAGGTGCAAGCGGGAAACTGCACAGCGGCTGATGTGTCACCGGCACAGCAAGCGACCTATGGTGTCGTGACAGCTGGTGGCGGCGTCAAGCTGTATCACGCCAGGGCGCACAACGGGACCAACTGGTCAGAGGTTACAACGCCGATCACAGGCGCGGTGTGTCTCAGCCTGGCGTATCAGAAGAACAGCGGCGCCATGTCGCTCATTATCATCGTTGATGACACTGATGGCAGCGTCAAGCGATACCTCACATCCGACGAAGGGAACACAACCAGCGTGGCAACTACAATCGGGACAGGCACTCACGGGACGGTCTGCGTCTCACCGAATGGGATGGAGTACATCTTTTTCAGGACATCATCAAGCAACATCCAGCGCGTCAAGCGTGATCCGATGGGTAACGTCATCACAGCTGCGTCAAACGTGGTCACTGGTAACGTCGCGGATGACGAGCTCGCATGTTACTGGCGCCTCGGAGTGGTGTACATCATCTACACGCACACCTCGACAGGCATCACGATCGTGAGTAGCAGTGACGACGCGGAGACCTTCGCTTAAAAAGGAAACGCCTCCAGAGGGGTGCTGGAGGCGTCAGGACTAGGAACAGAAACCGGTTGGACACTAGGAGTATACATCATGGATGAACGACGAATCGCACTACTGAGCACAGATCTGGCCATCGCGAATGTGGGCGTTCAAGAGGTCGGCGAGAACAGAGGCAAAGCAGTCGAAGCGTATCAAGCATCCTGTAAACCTCCCGTCCCTGCTGGTTCCCCCTGGTGCGCCGCACACGTGCGCTTTAGGCACAAGCAAGCGGCCACGCAGCTCGGCATCACTTACGATGAGACGTTTCCAAGATCGGCATATTGTCCAGACTGGTCGAGATGGTTCAAAGCAAACAGTCTATGGTTGCCTGTCCAACACATTCGCGATGGCACGACCACGAAGCGACCACGGCGCGGTGATCTGGCGCTGTTCTACTTCTCCGCTCTCTCGCGCATCGCTCACATCGGCATCGTCACGAAGGTCGAGGAGTGGGGTGTCTATACCGTCGAGGGTAACACTTCACCGGAGCCGTCGGACGAACTCAGCGTCGAGCGTGATGGTGATGGTCTATACATGAAAAAGCGAAACTGGCACGAGTTCGGGAAGTTCGGCGGCTTCGGCTTCGTTAACTTCTGATAAACCAAAAACCATCTGTATACATGGGCTTCGTCCGGTAAACCGGGGCCATGCGACAGATGGTTTCTGTTTGGTTGGTTGTTCAGTAATCACCAGCCTGGGAGGACTGGCAAATCCTTTATACATTTACCGCCAGACATGCACCACTTTTTGTTCGTGCTGTGGATTCTCCTCGATGCGGAAACTCACGATGCCATCGAGCGCAGGATGTACAAAGATGATTGCATCCTCAGCGTTCAATCGCTCCAGGATCTCATGTTCGCTCGCTTTGAGGAGCCACAGGAGACCTTCTGGTTTTTCTTCTACGCGTGTGATTTCTTTGTCTGCTGTTGGTTTACGTGCCATAAAAAATACCTCCACACCAGTATGGTGTTAACCGAGTGCTTCCATCGTTATCGGCAAGTGTTCGAGCATTATGTTCTGCACTCCCTGGGCGATGTCGCGATGCTCGAGCTGCGTGTCCTGGCGTGTTCGCAGCTGGACATAATGTATCCAGGAGCGGATGCTTCCGCTCATGTACATCGTGGTCGGAGTACAAAGCGGTAGGACCATACGAGCAGTCTCCGTAGCTATGCC